ACCTACGCATTCTACAATGGCAAAAAGAAGATTTGATGGGGGTGTATATGTGCTTGTACTTGTGATTGCAACAAAATTAACAGAAGTAAAAGCTCCTGTGGTTGAGCCTGTTCCGCCATTTGCAATTGGCAAAGTTCCCGTCACACCATTTGATAAATCTACTTGTGCATAAGCAGGTGCGTTGTTTGTACCGGTGTTTGAAAGATACCGAGTCGCATCTGTATTTTTTGGAAGAGACGCAAGGGTATTTGAGGCTGAGGCAATTAATAAATCCCCTTGAGCCACTGTGTTTAATCCTGTTCCGCCCTTTGTAACTTGTACTGGATCTTGAGAGTTCCATGAATTGTTTGTTGGCATAAATTTTCCTATGTTACGGTTATATTACCGATTGCACCATATTCTACAAAAAAAATATCCGAACCCGCATAAACGATTCTGACCGAATCCCCAATATCATTCATTACAAGAGAACCAGTAACTCCGGGAGTCGTAGAGGACGTTCCAAAGATTATTTGTTGTGAACCCGTTTGGGCAATTGTAACGGTATTTGAGGCTGTAAGACGATTAATTACAAAAACCTCACCAACTTTTGAAGGGGTTGGCAAGGTTAAAGTAATGCTGTTAGAAGTGGTATCACAGAAATAGCCGTGTTTTACCTCGATCGTTTGGCTTGCTGTGATTGTTTTCCAAATAAAGCCCCCGGTTGAACCATGGATTTCAATTTCTTTCCAAACGGGATCACCAGAAGAATCAAATTTTGATAGGTAATAAAGATCACCTTCTACAGCAGGCGCTATGGGATCTTCTTGAATTATAACATACTGCCCAATGACAAAACGGCGATCATTTGTATCGGGAATTTTTGGAAAACCGCGCATCGGAGCTACTGAAACCGGTATACCGGTGTATCTTAAAGTGTTTTGGCTGGTTAATCCGATAGTCATATAAGCCCTAGTTTACGTTTATATTGCCCTGCGTTGAAACCGCTGTCCACAATGTGTTTGCTGTAATACATTTCAAACGAATGCAATCTCCAGCAGCATTAAAGGTAAGATCTCCCGTTGAAAGCGTTGAAAGAGAGGTACCAAGGCGAATTTGCTGGTTAGTTGTGTAATCAATTTTCCATCCACCTGCACCCTTATAGAGTACTGAAACCTCGTCTCCGATTGCTGAAGTGGCGGGCAAAGTCAGTGTAACAAGTCCAGCGTTGTTAGCAATATAATCAGTGTTTACGACCATAGCTTGAGATGTACCGAGTACTTCTTGTGTCGCACAAATTCCAGAGGCTGAAATTGTGATCGTATTTGAACCCGACGTTATGCTGACCCCTGATCCTGCGCTAATTGTTCCAGCTGCTGGTGATCCTGCGGTCGACCCAATGACGAATTGGCCGTCTGTTAAAGTGATAGATGTTAAAGCCGTGGTTCCCGTTGCACCTGATACAACGACCCCTTTGGTATTAAACGAGGTTGAACCCGTACCCCCTTTCGCAACACCTACAGTATTCAAAGCAAAATCAAGAGTGTTTGAACCAGCTGTAATGTTAAGATCGCCCCCTGTCGAAGTAATAGAGGCTGCTTGTGGGTTACCGGCTGTAGATCCAATGACCACTTGGCCATCTGTCAATGCATTAGTCCAACTCAATGCGGAAGCAGTTCCAAGACCGTAAGGTATACCTTTGGAAGTTTGAACGCCCAATTTGGCTTTTAGAGATGATGGATTTATTGCAAAAGAAGTGGTTAAAGAACCGGCAATTGCTTCGGCATCGGTCGCTAACTGCACCACACCGTTTTGTATGGCCGTTGCATCCGTTACGGTAAAAGTTACGGTATTTCCAGATGCTGATGATGTTACACCTTGAAGCTGTTGGCCTAGAAGTTGTAGAACTCCTGCTGCTGGGACGGCCGAACCGGAATCCCCTTGAAATGTTATACTCACGGCTTGACTACTCGCTAAAACTACGATGTTTAATTCGCCCGTTATCGGATTAAATCGAAACGGCATTTTTACCTCAACTGTATGTGTAGGTTACAACTTCACCAAAATTTACAATACCGCCCGATGAATATACAGAATAAGCTGATGAATCTATCCCAAGCAATTCAAAGGTATTTCCTGCGATGTTGGCAACTGTATAATAATTAGTTCCGTCAAAATTCAATTGGGTCATTCCGGAAACATCGGTTATAACGATTGTGTCCCCGTTTTGTAACAAGCCAATAGAAGAAACAGTTACAACCGCGGGGTTTGCTTGAGTAACACCTGTGATTGTTAAAGGAGAAACCGATGCCCATGCAAACTCAAATTCAGCGGATGCTATTCCGTCTGGATCTTCTGGCCATTCAATCCGTGTGATTCCTTGGTTGCTATCGTATGTAATTTTACGAATCTGCCATTTTTCTTCATTCAAACCAGTTCCAACTTTGGCTCTACCAATAAAAATAGGATTAGCATTGGTATCGTTGATCGCAACAAAACTAACCTCAGAATCTTGAACGATAAACTCCCTTCGGTCTTTTGTTCCGAATTTCATTGGCCTGTTAACCACTGCTGCACTTCCCATAGAAACCCTATGTAATAATGTTCACGATTATTGCCCCTGCACCTGCTGCGGTAACTTGTTTTGCTTGTAATTGAGTATTAGCTGCAAAAACAAAAGAACCCTCATTTAATGTATTATGCCGTGGATATGAGGGGAAGATTTGGGAAGATTGAGCTGGTAAACGAGCTATTATGCTTCCATTTCTTCCAATATACACGCTCACAGATGAGGTATTGAAAATCTGCACAAATCTTGCAGCCTCGCTTAAAGGTGATCCAAGCGATTGAAAGGAACCCGTCAAGGTAGCAGTATCAAACTCTTTAACTTCAAAATTGGAAAATTCAGCCATTAAGACTCTCTAACAATAAAATAATCGATTGTAGATAAATCATTGTTTTCTAAAGATCCCGGGGTGTTTGCCTGTCGAGAATTAATCACAAAATTTGTTCCGGGTGTAATCGTAAAAGTTAAACTGCCAAGTTTTGTTGAAGCGTTAATATTTGAGACAGAAAGTAAAATTCTATCATTGGCTGTAATATTCGTATTTGCAACAGTAACGGTTCCACCTGTTAGAGTGGCTTGCCCTACATCACCTTGACCACCCAAAGAAACAACGCCTTCTTGGCTTACTGAAAAATCTTGAGGGTTAAATTGACAGACACCAACTCGTGAGGTTGAGGCAAGGACTCTCCCGGTGTATGCTAATGGGTTTTGATTGGCCATAACAATCCTATTTGTTTATTTATCAAGTTCTATTGTTGGATATTTTTTTAACAACTCTTTTTCTTCTTCTTTCAACTTTTTATCAAGCAACAACAGGTTACGTTGCATCGCGGGAATATTATTTTCTGCACTAGCTTGAAGCACTTTCAGATAATATTCTCTAGCAACAGGACTTGTTGCAGCCGTTTTCAATGCGCTTAAGGTTTGAGAAAGTGAACGAAAAGATGCACCTCCTGCAAGTGTGGCTAAAGCTCCGTATGTGCCTCCCGTTGTATAACCAAAAGCAGCTTTAAGCAGTGGGCTATATTCACCCATACCTGCTCTTTGTAAATTATTAGCTAATTGATTACCTAGAGCATCTGCCCTGTAGACGCCTTGGGAGTTGCGAAAAGTTCTTAAAAAGTCAGGATTTTGTGTTCGCCCATAGTCCGTTAGTGCTTCATTATAAACATCAAAAACACGATTCATGGCTGCTGCTTCTTTGGGAGGACGTTTTATAAGTCTTCCATCTTTTGTATAAGCGAATCGTAGTTCATTCAGTCTATCGATACCTTTAACTAAGTCTCGTGGCGTGGCTGTTCCCCTTGATAAACCGTTTAATAAATATCTAGCTTCTTGGAGTGCTGCTTCGTTACTTGGTAAAACTATGCCTCCCGCTTCAAATTCGCCGATAAGCCGTCTTAAATTACTTCTTAAAGCCCTAGTATTGTTATATACCTCACCTTCGGGAATTGTTGCCGTTGCGCGTTCTCTAAGACCTTGTGCTAAACGTCGCGTTCCCGCACCCTTTGTGGCAATTCCGAGAAGTAAAGCGGTACCAAGTTTCGTCGAACCTTGTGCTAGATCTCCTCCTCCCACATCTTTTACTAATTCTTTTGCACCAACACCACCTCCAGTCATTAAAGCTGCTGTACCCAATTTCGACATGAAAGAATCTCTTAGAATGTTAACACCCTGAACAGATTTTTCACCTATTTTTGCAGCTCTTTTTAATCCACCCAAAGGCACAAACAAGGTCGCTAAATCGCTTACAACTTCATCCCCAATCTTTTCCAAGCGTGTTGTAGCTTCTAACGTTTCTGGTTCTACACCCATTAGCCCTAGTAAACTTGTTATGCCTGAACGAATTTCTTGAGATCCGGGGATTTTTTCAGCTACTTTCGGATCTAAAAGTCCATATCGAGTGACTCCTTCATAAACTTTTTTTGCGCGCTCTGGTAATAACTCTTTACTAAGTTCACCTACAGTAGACGGCAACTTAATCAGATCACCGGGTAAGCCTAGAAAAGCACTGGTTCCGGCAACAACTGTTCTTAAAGTTTGACGACCAAGATATTCTGCGGTGGTTTCACCTTCTGGAACTTCAAGCTGTACGTTTTTAAAAGTTTGGCCTCCACCTATAAAGGGGGACTTGGCGGTTTCCTGTTTATCTTGTTCAAGATAAAAAGGTTTCAAATCAAATTCTTTTTTGATATCAATGATTTTCTGTCTACGTTGATTTTCATCAAGATCAAGAGATTGATTGGGATTTTCTTGAATACTTTCTTGTACTTCTAGATCTTCAGAGGGCATTTGAGGTATTGCTGTTGTCATAACACCTCCACAGGAAGTCCTAAAGCGTCGTATTTGGCTTTAAGTTTTGGAAGCTGGTCTTTTTTAATTGATGTTTCTTGTATTTTACCGTTTTCATCTGTAATTCTAACTAACAACATTCCCTTGTTTTGAAGTGCTTTCACATCTTTTTGGATTTGTTGCTGTCTTTGAAAAGCAGGATAAATATTTTCTAATTGTTCGTACAGCGCATCCTCTTCAGCCTTTGTTGATTGATTGGCAATTTTTTGAGCGGTGGCTGGATCAATATTTTGGGCACCGTATTCGTTGTAAACATCCTTCAATGCGTCTGAACGAAGTTTTTCTAATTGGGTTTTAACGGAGATTACTTGATTGATTAAATCTCGCCCTTCATTTGTGTTTGAAAGAGTTGGCCAAGTTTTTAAAAAGGAATCTAGACTAAACACAGTAGGACGAGCGCCTATAGCATCTTTAGCCCCTTTTATTTGGTCTGCAACTAATTTAATATAATCTTGGTCTTCTACTGAAGCCAACGCGTTAAATCTTACAGATCCATCGTCTCGAACATTAAATACTCGTGCAAGTCCTGAAGTTAATTTACCACTATCATTCAATTGTTTCATTTGCTTCAAATCTGAAGCTCTTTTCTTCAAACCTCTATTTGTTTCTATATTTTCAAGGATAATTGGGTTGTTTTCTTTACGAAAACTTTCTTGACGTTTGACCCTTTCACTACTTTTTAATCCTTGAAAAAGGTTTTCTGTGACGGCAGGATCGTATTGGATTTTTGTAGAAACATCCTCTGTAACAACGTTACCTTTCTCATCAAAGCTCACCTTATCTGTGACTTTATCCGGGGGCACGGGTTGTCCGAATTGTAAGCCTAGACCGCCACCTCTTTGAATAAGTTCACCTGCTATTTTCACCGCTTCTGTGCGACCTCCGGGAGTATTTGCTAATCTACTTAGGGCTTCAGAGGTATTTGGTGGCAAATTAAGCTGATTTAAAGCTCTTTGAAAAGTAGTCTGGTTTGCACGTTCTACTACACCTTTTCCAAGAGCCTCTGCAGCGGTTTGTAACCCTCTTTCAAGTGCCGTACCACCTTCAATAAAATATGGTCTAAAGCTCATAGTATTTATCCCTCAAAACTTGAACCTCGTGCGATAGATCTTTTACAGAATTTATAAGCAGACCGATCAACCCGTAAAGATCTACACCCAAAACTCCATTGATTTCAACTTGTACGTCGCTTGGTACGTCTTCGGCAATCAAACCAATTTTGTTTTTATCTCCGCCTGCTTCCGGCTTATAATCGTATTTTTGCACCATCAAGTTTTTGACAACTTCAAGCCCTTTACTATAGGGGCGAATGTTTTCTTTTATCTTTTCTGATGAAGTTATTGCGCCAGACCCTGCTAAAGCTTTTATTAGATTGTTGATACCGCCCTGTTGTATTGCAGCTCCTCCCAATTGACCACCAAGACCGAGTAGCGAGCCGAGTATACCTTGTGATTGTTGGATCATCGGGGCTTGTGTTGCAGTTGTTGAAAGTCCTCCCAATTGACCTAATGCACCCAATGCACCGGCTTGTTGAGTTTTATAAAAATCCATCTGTTGCGCACCTAACTGTGTACCCAAGGAGGTCGCAGATTGTGCCAAAGCCTGATTCAATGCACCGGAAGAACCAAGCCCTAAATCAGAATAATATTGTTGGATGGATGGGATCACTTGTTGCTGATATGTTTCAAGGGTAGGATCAACGATAGATTCTTGAAAAAGTTGTTTTCGTGCAGCCGGATCAAGCGCTAACAAGTTCTGTATTGCTGATTGCGCACCCTGAGTTGCTTGGGGTGATGTCAGGCTTTGAAGGAGTTGTCTCTGATTCGGTTCCAGAAGCTCTATGTTCCCTAGATTCCGAGTTCCCCCGAATAACAGATTGCTCAAACCCCCCTGAGTGTTGGTTGTTCCCATGATCAATATCCTCGTAACACATTAAGACATTTTTTGATTTTTGAAATCCATACTTTTCACTATGCCGAGGATAATTTGTAATCCAGAAAATTTTCTTGATCGCACCTTTATTTTTATACTCTAGTATGAAGTCGGATAATTTTTTGACTGCTTGCCCTTTGTTCCAGTAGGCTTTGTCTACCGAATAATTTTGTATCACCAGATTTTTCGTTAAGGGTTCAATAGTAAACCACACAAAACCCTTGGTTACATTTTCCTCGTCAACCAAAACGTGCAGATGCGAAAAGGGGTTCAGTTCGATTTGTTTTTGATTTTGGATCAAACAATTTATCTCGTGATAACGGTAAAAATCCTGTATCGAAAAGTCCTTATCTTTGATTTGCTCAACAAGGTATTTGGGTATGTGTAACGGGGTAAAAACTCTTACCCATCTCAATTTTTCCATTTCATTCATTGTCGACTCCTATATAGCGAACGTGGCCAATAAGTTGTCCCGCTGGAACTGCACTAATATTAGCGGTAGCATTTCCAGATCCAGAAGACCAAATTTCGCATCGATATGTGTTGGGGATTGCATTTAAAGTTAGATATGATTGACCTGCACCGTAAGCTAATGTAGCCGTTTGAACTACTCCGACGAAAGGCTTAGAAGTACTGTTAGCAACACGATAAGGCAACTCAATATATAAATTTCCTGTAGCTCCCCCGTTGGCAGACCATCGCAAGTCAAAATAAACATCTGTCATTAACCCCTGTCTTAGACACCAGCCCACCCGTTCCTCATAGGTAAAATTTCCGGCTACGGTAGAACCATAAAGTGTGGGTTGCCATTGGTCAGGAGGGTTTAAAAAACTGCTAAGAATTTTTCCGTTTACCGTTAAGGATATTTCTGTATCTCGGTCTTGAAGTACTTCTACCAGATCTTCAATGTATTCGTTTAGAGTTCCAATCTCTTCAGTGGGTTCAAAATTGGGATAAACTGTGTCAGTTGGTAAAGTCATGTGCCCACCGTTCTACTTCCTATCTTTTTGAAATAGGGCTTAAAACCACTTATTTTCATGCTTTGGTTGGCTCCAGATGATTTAATTTCAATTCCATGCTGATAACCTATACCACCGCAAAAAACCCTTTTCCAGGTCTTGGTTTTATAAAATTTCCGTTTGTAAACCGCCCCGCCATTTTCATAAGCTGTAAATCCGGTGGCGTCGATTCCATCCAGTGTAAAAAAGTTTTCGTCTATTACAGTGATCGTAAAGCCGTTGGTATTATTGACCTCTTGCATCCCCAAAACGCCATAAATATAAATGGTATCACCCGTCACCAGACCAGAATTTGGACAGTTTACAAGACAGGGATTGGTTTGAGAAATATCACCGATGGTTTGAACGAAATCAAGGTTGGGCAAAAAATTCATGCCTTCCGTTTTGTAGGGGCTAAACATGTCATTTTTGAAAAAACTCACTGTAGCGGTCGTGTCCACGTCTGTATCAACGTAAATATCGAAATGGGCTAATAGAGATTCGACACCTTCCTCTTTAAATGGGGCTAAATCTATCGTTTTGATGGTCGCTTCAATTGGCTCACCGGCATCTGACCCGCTGTTTTCGAGTGCCATCACAACCCCGTCAATTGTGCCACCCATCAAGGTTTCTTCTTGACCACCATAAAAATAATCTAAAATAATTGCGTCGCCTACCTCTGTTAGGTCAAAATCAAGATTATTTGCTGCTGTAAAATCATTGAGGAGTAAATCTTCATCAAAATTATGATACCCCAAGCAGTTCATAGAGATTTCATACGATGTGAACGCTTTTGAATTGTCGTCATTAATCAAAGCTGCATCATTTTCGGTCGATTCTATAGGAGGATAAAGCGACCACCACCTTAAAGTCTGGTACGATCTCGCAAGGAAAACTTTTTGAAATTGGTTGGTGTTGAATTCATCTATTATATACGTTTGAATCCGATCATCAATCCGTTTGACATTCACCCCGTCGCAAGCAACAATACCTCTAATACCCATGGCGACGGCATATCCGTCATAACCGACAGAGGCCATTTTACCATCGCATGCCCGATAGTCGTTTATCTTTTCCCATAAGAAGGGAGCTTTCGGATCACCTTGTCGTTGCCTGATTCTCCAAACCGAATTAGTGAAAAATACGATTATTTGATTTTGTAAAGCCCTTGCGGAAACAATCTGATCACCTGTTGGAGCATCTGCGTAGTTGCCTCCACCCGGTGTGACAGAATTCCATAAACTTACGTTATTTGCAGCTGAAAATCTCATGCGTTGAGGGTAAGTAACAACCGCAGACGTTGCGTTGTCATATTCATAGGTAAACAATACAATCAGACGATCACCCAGTGTAAACAACAGTTTTGCTCCATACAACAGCTCATTTGCATTGTTCGTAAGTTGAGGTGTAAAAAGTGTGGTTACATTGTTATTATCGTTATCGTAGTATCTGATTCCATCTAACGTCGCACCGTTCCAGACCTTTCCGTTTGAGAAATATAAACGGTTTGGAAGTTGAGGGGATTGTAATTGAACCGTCCAAACGTAATCAAAAGCGCTACCGGACATAATCGGGGAGGCATCTAATGGTTCGTATTTTTTCGTTCCATCATTGTAAACGTTAGCCCTTGTCGTGTTGAAAGCGATATTTATATTGTCGCCATCTTGGCGTAAGTAACGTGTAATCCCCATGACCCTATCACCATCTGGAATTACAACAGCGTAAACTCCACCAGCCGTATAGGGAGTAAACAGGGTGGTATCTTGGTTAATTTCGAAAGTTAAACCTACGATATTTGAGATCGTAAAAACACGGTCATTAACTTCAACCATCCCTCCAACAGAGCTAATAAAAACACGATCACCGGCAGTAAGACCCGTAACGCTTGCAGCTGTTACCACTCCGGGATTTGCTTGGCTTATACCCGTAATATTAACCGTTGTATCTGTTTTAACCAATTGACCAAATTCATAATAGCCGTCTCTTTTTTCAACATATCCATGCCGAACATGAACATTTGTGGCCGTCAAAAAAGCGTCAGGAGGAGCCAACCACGGTTCTATATCTGTGTTCAAACCGGTTTTAAAGGGGGCAATTAGAATCGGCTGTAAGGTCATCAAACACCCATAACATTTAGAAATATTCTTGCGTTAGTTGAGAGCGCTCCGGCATTAGCTCTAAAAGTAACTGTAGTGTTAGTAAAACTTTTCATTTTGAGTTGAACATTGTTTTGGCCATTCATTTCAGTTATCTGAACACTGATGGGATAATTTGTTTGAAATGGAAAAGGCCAAGGTATTGTAATATCCTCAGAACCGGGTATAGTAGAAGAAACGACATTGATATATCCTATAATTTCAAATAACGGATAACTTGTCCCTGAGATTGTAAAATGCCCCTGTGTAAAAATTTTATATGTATTTGCATAGTTAAGAACTGCTGAACCCCCAATGCCGACCGTTACATTAGCTTGAGAGCTAACAATCGGGGTGGATGTGATTCGAGATTTGTTGCTTGAAGGATCAATTGTGAAGATTTGAGCATTACCGGCACTATCATTATCCCCATAAATTCTAACCATGGATGCCGTAGCAGGTGGAACGCCTCCAGTGTTTGAAATATTCCAACGGGGAGGGGCTAAAGAAGTGTCACCGCCAGCAATTGCCGTATTGTTAGCTCGAATTACGACGCCGAGATCTCTAATTTTTGTGGTGTCAGCGGGTAAATTGGTATCCCATGCCATAAAATTCCTTTAAAAGGTTGGAACGGATCGAATATTCAACAGGTTTTGTTCCGTTCTTGTTAAAATATAGGCGACTTGTTCTTTATATAAAGCGGTTAAGGTACCGTACAAGTCTATTTCTCCAAAATCGGCTGCAATATTTCGTCCAGCCCCATAAGCAATAGTTGCACCCCATTCATCAAGCGGTGGTCTATCTGTTGCACTAACCAACGGATCAACGACCTTATACGCTTTACATTGAAAAGTGTAGGCGGTATTCGGAACAGGGGAAAATTGAAGCTGGTTGTTAAACATCAAAACGTTTTGAGGTAAACCCGGATTGAAAAGCGCATAAGAAAGATAAATCACTTGCCCATTTGCTGGAGCTGAATTGAAATTTACCGTAACCGTACCAGTGTCATAATTTACAACCAAAGACCCGCCAAGATCGCCCGTAATGGTTACGTTAGAAAACGTCCAATCTTGGTTAGTATCTTGGAAAGTCTCCACGTTGTCAGTACAAACCAATGTGCCGGGCATGATTGGAAAACCCGTTTGAGTGGTTGTGAAAGAAGTCGTCGAACCATCACCCGTAAACGGTGTTTGAAAATACAATTGAAGGGGATTTTGCGCATAAAATAAAGCCGGGTCTTGCCACCAAAGCAGACTTTGAAAATTGATTTGGGCAGGGGGCACAAGATTTGTAAACCCGTCGGGCAAATCATAATAAGCCTGATTTACGGAGGTTAAAAAAGTGTAATAGGTATATTGGCGATCTAATTTTACTTCGGCCGGAAAGGTATATTGATAATATTGATTGATATAATTATCCAATTTCGATGTGGATAACTCATCCTCACTATATCTTCCAGTTATTTGACGTGTTTTGAGCCGAATTGCAGCTAAATCCCAGATTGCCATTAACCACCAAAAACTTGACGCATTTGAAATCTTGGTTTTTCACCAATTTTCTGTTTCACCATTTTTCCGGTGCCGTCAGGTCTCCAATCCCAAATAGGTGTACTACAGCCTTCAAGATGCCTTGCAACATGTCGTGGGACTTTATATTTTCCACCGTGCCAAAAGCTAAAATTGTGATGGTTTCTTGTACTGCCATAAGGAAATTTGATAGCTAGCCCGGGTTCTTCCAAATTATAAAACTCGAATTCGCAAATTTCTCTTAAAAATTCTTCTTCTCGATCTGATCCAGGAGTGCGACCAATGATTGGAAGAGTTTTTAAAAATTTCTCATCAGTTGAGCGGGCTTTGTCTTTTAAGGTACTCATTATTGACCTTGGGTTTATACCAGTTAGGGGGGTAGATGGGGGCATTTAAAACCCCCATGCTACTTTTATTTTTATACTACGGAATTTTTACCGTAAACAATAACATGTATAACAGATGATGCAGCTTGAACACCGGTTCCAATTCTTACGAAATTTTCCCCAATGTTTTGCGTAGCAATCGGAGTTCCTGAAGAGTTGGAAACTCTCGTCAGAAAACCGCCTGATACATAAACGCCGTATGCACTTGTATTTGTTGTTAATGTAATTGCGTTTCCAGAAACGGAAGCAACGGTAAATTGCCCATTAAGGCTAGTACCTGCACCGCTGAACGCCACAGAGGCCACTTGCACGAGATCACCCGCTGCAAAACCTGCTGCTGCTGCATTTGAAACCGTAATCACCCCGGGGTTAGCGTTTGTAAACGCAGAAATGGCCGATCCATACACAGCACCCGAACTTAACAACGAAATACCACCAGAGGTGATAAAAGCAGATGTTAAAGTTGCAGCTCCGTTTGTATTTTTTCTTACAATAGCCTCAGCGTTAGCCATGGTGTCAGCCCAGATTGCTTCTTGAACTACACCGGGGTTTGCCGATGACCCTTGCGTTGTTTCGTTATAGACTTCTACTTTTGCTGCGTCGAATCCAATGTTAATATCTTCATTAACAGGAACTGCAGCAGATGTAAAACTATACGTAAATAATTGTGACATAGCTCCTCCTTATGAATGTGTTGCAGTCAAGTTAATCATGAACGCATCATTCAAGATTCTGCTTACGAATGGGTGTTGCCATCCCACAGATCCTCTTTGATGGAGTGGATCAGCAGCACCTGCAGACCCAAGCGGTTCAATATAAAATTCGCCTGTTTCACTTCTTAAATGTACAACCGCATAAGCCTCACGACCCACAATAAAGTTATTGTATACTGGAGGTGATGCAGAGCTAACGGAACCCACCGATGTATATAACCAACGGCAATTTCCTGTTGCACCCCATTCGCTGTCAAGAACGGTCTGTTGAGCTGCGTATTGTGAAGTGGACACGAAGTTTGCTACTGCTTCCAAATCATCCAACAAATCCGTATCAATATAACCGAAAAAGGCCGGTCTGATCGGTGATGTTGCAAAAAGATTAGCTCCCGGTACGACTTCCGAAATCATTTCAGCATCATTTCCAAGTAATGTTTTTACAGCTGCGTCAATATCGGATTTTGTAAGTTCGGTTGGCGTTTGTCCATTCACACCGTTTGAACATTGCAGGGTGGAACTTGTACTTCCCAAAACGTCGCGTGTTACCTCGTCCATGGTTTGTGCCAAGTTTTGAGCTAATAAGCGCGATGACTCATTAAGCACACGATCTTCAACGGTCAATTCGACTTGGTTGGTAATCGTCACAAAGTTTCCGTAAAAGGATACCTGCGCTTTAATATCTGTGGCGGAAAGTGGTGCGCCGGGTGGTGTTACCCCGTCAACCAATGGAATTGGCACAGTTGCAAGACGGCTGTAGCGTCTGAAAACAATTGT